CTTGACTTCACGGTTAGGGGGGCTTAAGTAAGGTGGGTAACAACAAAAGGACTCCCCTATGGGACAGGTTTTAGCAATCACTTTAATTCTGGCGGTGTTTACACTGTTCATACTTTTCATTTACACCCCCATCTTTCTCCCCCTTTAGGAGACAGGCAAACTACAACCCGAAAGGATAATTCTATGGAACTGTCAAAATCAACCTCAACTATCTACAACCACCTGAAGGTCACCGGCTCCATTAGCCAACGGGAAGCTCTGGTGGAGTACAGCACCGGCTCACTGTCCAAGGAAATCTCCCGACTCCGGGAAGCTGGTGTAGCCATTCAGACCGTGACGAAGACTCATCCAATCACCGGCAAAGCTTATGCCCGGTACGTGCTTTCCGAACAGGAGTAGAAAGATGAAGAACCTTTTAGTTGGGCTGTTACTGGCCCTTACCCCATCCGTAGCTCTTGCTGAGTCCAAAGGTCAGGAAGCAGCTCGGGGAGAACTGCAAGACCTCGGAGCTCTTATCATGGGCCACACGGTTGGCTGTGGCGAAGCTGACTACGACAACATCCAGTCAAGTGCTGCGTTGCTCTCCCGACTCTACGGGCTGCTTAACGAAGACAGTATCTCCGACGAGGACTTGCTAGAAATGGTGCAGACTGAACTAGCTACCGGAGTAGACTTTGCAAAAACGGTCATCTCCGAGGAAGGTTGTTTTCAGTTTAACAAGTACGTTGTTCAAGCCCGTTACGGCTTCAAGTCAGTAGACGACGTGTTCACCCTCTACGTCCCAACCTCGGGAGTCTAACGTGAAAGCCTACAGTTACTCAAAGTTCCGGAAGGCAGTCAAGAAAGCAGACGTGGTTTACGGTTCGGTAAGCTTGAACGCATCTTGCAACGTCCCGGTAAGAATCAAAAAGGGAGCCTTGCTTACTTACCTAGACCTAATCGACAAGGACTCCCCACAACGTCAAAACCCAATCTACGCAACGTCCACCAAATCGGACAAGGGACTCCGGGTCCTCCGGTTGGTTTAATTCTAAAGGTGCTGAAATGAAAAACGTACTTCTCTCTCTCGTTCTGGTCCTCGGGCTCTCGGGTATCTCCCAAGCCCGTCCATTATCCACTTTCAAAGTTTGTGCTGAACAAGCAAACAACGGCTGGATCCTTTACGGTATCCCATCCTCCACTCACGTTGTCTGGGACACCCGGGAAACCGTAGGTCCCCTAATCGGAAACGGTAACTGTCAGGAAGGCTGGTCCGAGGAAGAGAAGGTAGACTTCCGGCTCTCCTCCGAAATGCCACGGAAGTTTTGCCCGAGTGTTCACAGCTGGACCCTCGTATCCCCAGAAGGTGTAGCCGTCCAAGGGGCTACCTCTCCGGTTTATCCTTGCCGAGTAGCACCGAAGGAAACCGGTGGTAAGCCCTTGGGTAGTCGGGGAAAAGTGAAAGCTACAAAAACGGGAGACGGCTCAGACACCGGGTCAGACGATGGAACCGACACCGACACTGACACCGACACTGGTACCGACACCGACACCGACACTGACACCGACACTGGTACCGACACTGACACCGACACTGGTACCGACACCGACACTGGTACCGGGTCAGACGATGGCTCAGGTGGTAACCCTTGCGGAGGGAACTGTGGCAACGGTAACGGCAACGGAGGCGGTAACGGGACCGGCAACGAAGGTGGTGGCAACGACTCCCACCCACACCGGTGAAGCCTAGCCGTTAAGTGACTGTCCAAGGGGACACTGGGGTTTTTTGACTCTGGTGTCCCTTTTTTTGTTCAGGGGTGTTGACTTCCGGGTCAGCAGTTATTAAATACTATTTATCGAAACGAAAGGACTCAACATGAACAACTCAATCCAGTGGGCTTACACAGCAGGAGGCAACGATGCTTACTACGGTAGGAACTGCTCTGCTAACTTTTACGTAAACGGTAACGTCCTCCGAGGTACACAGGTCACAAACCTCACAGAGGAAGAACGTGAAGCCTACCTTGAAGGTTACAACGACGAAACCGATGGAAAGGACTGGGGCTAATGGTTGACGCCTGGGACCAGAAAACTTGGAAGGACCTCAGGGTCCTCCGTACCGAACTCCGAGAGGAACTGTTCGATTGCACAGACCCCAAGCTTGAGGCTTCACTACAAGCCCAGCTGAACTCGGTACAAAGTGATATAGAGCAGGGGTTGACCGTACAGGTCCCCTTTTGAGCTACTACAGCCTCCAGAGAGGCGAGGCTTAAAATTGATACTGCAACCAAGTTTGATACTTTAGGCACTCTAACGAAATTGGGATTGTCAGACTCCCTGCCTCTTGGCTAAAGCTCTGGCTCTCTCCTCCTCCCAAACTTAGGGCCTCCAGTGGAAACACCGGGGGCCTCTTTTTTGTCTAGGCTTCGGTAGCCCCAGAAGCCCCACACAGGGGCTCTAACTTATGGGTGGTGTGCTTACCCATCTGGAATAGTTAATGGCTGCCAGTGGCCTTTCTAGGGGGCTCTCTAGGGGGCTGGACTCGGTGTTTGATACTTTAGGCACTCTAACGAACTTTCCAAGGTGTCCGGGGGACCAGACGGGGGAAGTGACGGGGAGGGGGGTTGTTCTTTTGAGTCAATGGGTTGGCTTGGGAACTGTGAGTAAAATGCTCACGTTTTTACGAGAGGGGGGCTCTGGTGGGGCTATGGTATTGGCTGCAAAATTGCACCTTGAGTTGCAAGATTTCTTATGAACTATCGTTTTAGGATATGCCAAAATAGCTAAACTTTGGCTCAAACCAGAGCCTAACCTAAAGTAGTACCCCGACGAGAAATAGATAAAATTTTAGTCAAATTGTTTTTCAACTGACACGGGTGTCCCGACGAAAGTTACCTAAAGTTTGACTCAAGTTTTACCACTACTCAAACGGGTGTCCCGACGGAAGTTACCTAAAGTTTGACTCAAGTTTTACCACTACTCAAACGGGTGTCTCTCCAAAAGTTACCTAAAGTTTGACTCAAGTTTTATCACCACCCCAAGGTGTACTCCGACGGAAGATAGCTAAAATTAGAGCTAAAGTTTTCCTCTCGTAAAACGAGTGTCCCGACTAAAGATAGCTAAAATTAGAGCTAAAGTTTTCCTCTCGTATTTTGACTACGCAAAAGTCATACCGTTTATTTTGTCTCAAATTTTATGCAACTCTCGATTGAGTCCCAGACACCAGAGCCCTTCCGCAGTGAAGCCGGGGGTCATTCCAAAAGTACGGGGGGTACTTGAGATAGACTGACTGAACACTGGGGTATCCTTTTCGAATCACTTTCCCTGATCTGAGGTTGTAGTTTTCCGGAGGGACTCTCGTTTTAACCTAGACTTGTACCGTTCCCAATTAGCTCAAACTTTAGTCTTTACTTTAGCACTGTGACACTGGGGCAACACTGGGGGAACTCCGGTGGGTAGGTTCTACTTTTTGGATACGTCGGAAGACGGGAGTGGGTCCCTCAGGGTTCTAGGGGACGTTGTGGGGGCCTTGGGCTTACGGTTACATTTCCAAAATAAAAAAATAAGTTGTGACTACACAAAAAAGGAAAGCTGAATTGAACGGTACGAATGCCTTACCAGAGTCCCACCAGAGCCCCACTAGAGTCCCACTAGAGCCCCACTAGGGGCATACCAGAGTACCATACCAGAGCACCTTACCAGAGTCCCACTAGAGTCATACTAGAGCTAAAACCCCAGTAAAACCGTAGCTAAACCCCAGACCTCCTAACCCTCTAAATCGTAAACCCTTGAAATCCTTGGGTTTTCCCTACCGTAACCATATGTCTAAAAAAAGAGGTATATATTACTATAGTAAGAACTAGAGTTAAGGCCTCTAGAGTTACAACAAGGAAAACCGGTTAAGGTTAATTCCTAATAATTAATTTGCTAAGAGTCTTAAGGGTCCTTAAGGAAAACTTTAGTAAGGACTCTTGTAAGGACTTTGACAGTGCCTAAAGTATCAAATTTATTTGTAGTATTAATTTTAAGCCTTACCTCTTTAGGAGCTGTAGTAGCTCAGACTACGAATTATTCAGTAGAGGTTGAGCCTTACGTTATCGTAGTAGACAATGATCTCCGAGACGTAAGCCGAACAATCAGCATCGACTCTGACAGTACCAAAAGAACCCTTGTGGTTAATAATCAAAACTTCAAGATTAAATCCAATTCTGGTTTTGTAGTAGAGCTTAGAATGCCAATGGATTTGGTTAAGGGCTACTGTGTCCCTGTCTTCAGGAATGACTCTAGTAATACCTATGTCAAAGCTGAGTTGATTGTCCGTGCGGGGAAGTCCCTTTATGACTCCCGTGGCCCTTCGTTCAACCACCTTACAAGAGGCGTTGTCATTGACTGCGACTCATCCGGAGTGGGAAGCCTCCTCATCACTAGACCTGAGCCAAGCCTTTCCCCTCTGGAATTTACAATCTGGTTAGCATTCCCAGCCGGGGAGCACTTAGCCGGAACCTACGATTTTACCATTCAGGTTTTCCCTCAAGTTATTGAATAGGGCAATTTACGGAAACGAGAACATGCCAGAAAAACTCCCATACAAAAAGCCGATTGGAAACAAGATCAGACGCCTTATCAAGGCGGGTGTCTCCATGAAAGACATTTGTGCCGATGTTCAAGGTATGAAGGATGCTCCAAGTTCCCCAACCTCCATCTACAAAATCTACGGTGCTGACATCGCAGAAGCCCGTTCAGAAATCTTTGAGGCTGTAGGTGACCGAGTGGTCAACCAAGCTCTCCACGGTGACCCCAAGGAAGCAGCTACCTTTAAAAGCCAAGAGCTCTTCCTCCGGTCTAAAGCCGGTTGGTCTCCTACCAGCACAGTCCAAGAGCAGGAAATCACCGAAGACCCTGACACAGACCTCTCGGCGATTGATGAACTCATGAATCTTCTGGGAAAATCTACCTCGGAGGAGTAACCCCGAGGAACCCGAATGACCTATAAGATTCCACCTATCACAGCACAGACTTTAAGAGAGCTCCCGGACGAACAAGTCCAAGCAGCACTTACAGCCCTTGGGCCAGAGAAGGTAGCAGAGCTTCAACACTCTTGGGAGTTTTGGGCTAGACCTGACCAGCTAGAGCCTAGAGGCAAAGACTGGAACATCTGGCTTGCACTTGCTGGACGTGGTTGGGGCAAGACCCGAGCCGGAGCCGAGTGGGTAAGACACCGGGTAAAATCCGGTGATAAAATCATTCATGCTGTAGCCCCTACAAAAGGGGACGTCCGGAAGGTTATGGTTGAGGGTGACTCTGGACTCCTAAACGTTTGCTGGTCCGGAGACAAGACCTACAAGGGTGTCCCGATGGGGGCTCCGGGATGGTCTCCGACAAACAACACAATCACTTGGGCCAACGGTGCAAGGTGTGTGTTCTTCTCAGCAGAGGACCCGGAGAGACTTCGTGGACCTCAGTGTCATTCGGCTTGGACTGATGAGCTTTGTGCTTGGAGAAATGCACAGATGACTTGGGACATGATGATGTTCGGCCTCCGGTTGGGCAAGCATCCCCAAGTGTTCATCACCACCACCCCGAAGACCACTAAGCTCATTCGAAACATCATCGGTGACCCCAAGACGATAGTTACCAAGGGTAGCACCTTCGACAACTCGGCTAACCTTGCAGACACCTTCCTTGATGCTGTTAAGGCTACCTACGAAGGGACTCGGTTGGGTAGACAAGAGCTCTACGCAGAAATCCTAGACGAAGCCTCCGGTGCTCTTTGGAACCGAACCCTGCTTGCCTCCTGTGAGGTTGAGCCAGACGACGTTCCAGACTTGAACCGTATCGTAGTCTCAATTGACCCCGCAGTCTCAGCTAATGCAGAGTCCGACATGACAGGCATTGTTGTTGCTGGTGTCGATATCAATGGCAAGGCTTACGTCTTAGCAGACCACACTGATCGTTGTAGTCCCCAAGAGTGGGCTGCAAAAGCTATTCACCTTTATCATGAATATTCGGCTGACCGGATTGTCGCAGAGAAAAACCAAGGTGGGGACATGGTTCGTCACACCCTACACACCGAGGACCCTACCGTCCCGGTTAAATTGGTACATGCTTCCCGGGGCAAGATGGCCAGAGCCGAGCCGGTGTCTGCCCTGTACGAACAGGGTAAGGTTTACCATGTCAGAGGTCTTAACGACCTTGAGGATCAAATGGTCCAGTGGGAACCCTTGGGGTCTACGGGCTCTCCTGACCGGTTGGATGCTATGGTATGGGCAATTACTGACTTGGCCCTTAACGGCTACGCCAAACCCCAGCTAAGGCTTGCTTACAGCTCTGCACAGGGTT